ATAGATTCATCGCAAAATATACAAGCATTATCACACGATATTTGGTTTTCTAAAGACGATTCGGGTCATGGAACAGAAGTTGATACTGTTGGTGGTGGAATGCAACTCGGAGAATTGGGTGATTTGGAGTGGTTTAAAGAGAAATTATATAAAGCTCTTCATTTACCAACCTCAAGATGGGTTATTGATCAAACACAAGGTCCTTATACTTCAGGAAAAATGGGAACAACTTCAAATGAAGAAATAAAATTTGCAAGATTCATTGAAGGATTACAAAGGAAGTTTAGATATTTTATTTTGAAACCTTTTATGACATATTTACGAATGAAAGGAATTCCAGAAGAATATATCAGTAATAAAGTATTTGATATTGAATTTACAAAATCAAGTTTATTTAAAGAATATAAAGAGATTGAATTAAGAGAAGCAAGACTCGGAATATTATCATCTGTTTCAGGTTTTATTACTTCAAGGGATAATGTAAATGCACCAGAAGCGTTATTTTCAAAGGAATATGTTTTGAAGAAATTCTTTAAAATGACTGATGAAGAATATGAAGAGAATCAAGAATTGATAAGAAAAGAATTAACAAAAGCTGAAGATTTAGCAAAAGAATTTCCACCAATTAATCCTTATAATCCTGAAGGTTTACCAGTAGGTGGAGATCAGTTAGATCAAGAAAATTTAGATCAAGAAAATTTAGATCAAGAAAATTTAGATCAAAATAACCAAGTAGATTCAACTAAATTATAAATATAATAAAAGGAGTTTAAAATGGAAAAAACTTTAACGGAATTGCTTTTAGATAAAGATTATGCAACTATTTTAGGATCGACAATGAAAGTTGTTGAAAATAAAATTAGAACAAAAATTGAAGAAAGGAAGAATGAGATAGTTAAAGAAATTAATTCTTCAAAATAAGGAAACTAAAAAAAGAATGAAACTGCTTACAGAATATATCGCTATTAGTGATTTACAAATTCTCACTGAAGATGTTGCAAATGATAAAGCTAAAAAGATTTATCGAATAAAAGGACCTTATCTTCAATCAGAAGTAAAAAATAGAAATGGAAGAATATATGGTAAACATCTTTGTGAAAGAGAAATTAATACTTTTCAAGATAAGATTGTAAAGAGAAGAGCTTTAGGAGAATTAGATCATCCACCAACACCTACAGTAAATTTGAATAATGTTAGTCATTTAATTGAATCATTACAAATGGATGGAAATGATGGAATTGGTGTTTCTAAATTACTTGATACACCAAAAGGTCTTGTTGCTCAGATTCTTATAAAGGAAGGAATTTTATTGGGTGTAAGTACAAGAGGTGTTGGAACTCTTACTGGTGATTTAGTAAATGATGATTATAAATTAATTACAGTTGACATAGTTGCTGATCCTTCTGCACCCGGAACTTTTGTAGATGGAATTCTTGAAAATAAAGAATACATAATCACTGAAGGTGGGGATATAGTTGAAAAAGCAGTTAATAATTTGGAAAATAAATTGGTTAAACAAGGAAATTCAAAAATTTTACTTTCTTATATGAGAGAATTTTTAGAGGATATAAGAAAGAAAATTTAATTAATTGATTTTTAATAATTTACAATAAGAAAACTAGTTATTCTTGTTTGATATATAAATACTTAATAGAAATGTTAAATGGAGGAAGTAAACAATGTTAATAGTTGAAGAAATTTTAAAGAAATTTAAAGATGTCTTAACAGAAGAGGATTTGAAATCTTTTCAAGAAGAGATTACAAATTTTCTTACTGAAGAATCAGAAAAAAGATCAAAATTGCTTTACGAAGAGAAAGTAAAAGAACTTGAAGCAAACACTGAGAAATATCTTGATGAAGCTAAAGAAGAGATTAAAAAGACTCTTATTGAAGATTATGATAAGAAAATGGAAGAATTAGAAGAGAAATTAGTGATTGCTCTTGATACTTTTTGTGATAAACATATTGCAGAGAAAATTTCAAATGATTTAATCTCAAAGATTGCAATTAATGAAACTTTACTTCCTGTTGTAAATGGAATTAAGAAAGTTTTCGAAAATTCACATCTTGAATTAGATACAGAAGGAACTGGTATCGTAAAGAAATTACAGGAAGAAAAAGAAAATCTTTCAAAACAACTTTCTGAAACAATTGCTGAAAAATTAACAATAATTGAAGAGAAAATAAAATTATCTGAAAGTTTAGAGAAAATATCTGTCAAATCTTTAATTTTAGAAAAAGTTGAAGGTTTATCAGATGAACAGAAAGAAAGAGTAGTTAAAATGTTTGAAAATAAGAAATTTGATGAAGTAAAATCAAATATAGATTCTATGATCGATTTGGTGATCAAAGAAGAAGTTAAACCTAATCCTGATTCAAAAGATACTAAAACTATTGTTGAGGGTGATGGAATAAAAGATACAAAAATTAAAGAAGTCTTAAGTGAAGAAGATCAGTTAATTAGATTGGCGAAAAATTTCTAATATAAATGGAGGATAAGTTTAAAATGGACGAATTAGAAAAAATTGAGATTCAAAAGTTAGTTGAAAAATGGAGTAACACAGAAAAATTGGGAGATTTTTCAATTGCATCATTAGATGAAAATTTGAAAGAATCAATGGCCCAATTGTTAGAAAATGTGGTTTCTCAAAAATCAGTAACAAGACAGATTAATGAAGCATCTTTTGCTAATAGCACCGCATCCGTTGGTGAATTGGGTTCCACTGCTGCTTATAAACCAATCTCTTTAGCATTAATGAGAAGAACAATGCCTGTAGTGTTTGCTCAGAAAGCGGTAGGTTTCCAACCTATGAGAACACCTGTAGGATTGGCTTATGCTCTGAGAGTAATTTATAATCATTTAGATGGTACTAATGGTCCTGAAGCAGCTTGGGATCAAGTTCCTATATATTCTGGTTTTACTGGTTCTACTTCTGGTGCCTCTGCAACATATTCTGCTTCTGCTGCTGGTACTGGTGTTGATACAGATGTAGGTGAAGCTTGGTCGATTGGAACAGATTATCCACAGTTGAAAGTGGTTCTGGAACAAGTTGCAATCATAGCTAAAACAAGAAAATTAGCTGCAAGTTTCTCTCTCGAAACAGCTCAAGATATCTCTGCTATGCACAATATCGACATTCAGAGAGAATTAATAAGAGTTCTTCAGGCAGAAGTGATTGCTGAAATGGACAGAGAACTTATTGCAAAATTAAGAACAACTGCTGTTACTGGTACTGGTGGTGCTCCTGCTAAAGTTCTCGATCTGAATGCAACTTCTGGAGCAAGTTACGTTGACGGAAGATGGTCACAAGAACAGATTTCATCTCTGGTTACTTCCATAATCCATCAAGCAAACGTAATTGCTATCTCTACTCGAAGAGGTGCTGGTAATTTTGCTATAGTTAGTTCTGGTGTTGCTACTGCTCTCCAAGCTGCAAGACCTTCATTCCAAGGTGTTACTGCAAAAGTAAATCCAACAAGAGCTGGAGTTGCTGAAATCGGTACTCTTAATGGTGATATCACTATCTATAGAGATCAATACGCAACAGATGAATATGCTTTAGTTGGATATAAAGGGGAAGGTCAAAATGATTGCGGAATCATTCTAAGCCCATATTTAATGAATGTTGTTAATACCGGACAAGATCCTAATACATTTGCTCCAAGAATTGGTGTAATGTCAAGGTATGCTATTACCGATAGCTTATTAGGGTCTGGTCGTTACTATCGTTTGATCAACTATGATAACATAAGTAAGGTAGTTGCCGGATATTAATAGTAAAATAATATAGTTGATTTTAAAGGATTTCTTATGAAAATAAGAAATCCTTTTTTATTTTGTTAAACTGAAAAAAAATGTCTTGATAATTATATTTTAAAATTATATTATATTTGATATTTTAATTATAAAATAGAAAGAAAAATAAAAATGGAAAATAATATAATTTGTAAGGTTTGTGGAAAAGAAACTAATTATTTACGTTGGTGCGATTTTACAAGAAGGCATTT